CAGTTATCTCTCCATGCAGTCTTTGCGTTCGTTGTTTAAAAAGAGTTGCCTCTTCACTACCTAAACTAATTCTTTTCTTTCTTTTTTCTGATAAGGATTTATTAATTACGGAAATCCCTGCATTTTTAATTTTATTAAAAGGTGCTTTTACAGCTCGTGGCTGTGTAAATACAATTCTTGTTCCTCTATGGCTTTTTAAAGTTCCTAAGCTACGAGGATTATCGAGATATTTTTTTAATGCTACAAAAGCCACATCTGCGGCTTCTTGAAATACTGAATCGTCCAATACCGGAAGATTTTTTCTTTTTTGTCCTACCCCTTTAAAATAGCCGTCTATAAAAGCTTCTTTTATGTTATTTTTTGTTATAGTTACAATTTGATTATTTTTATCAAGCTGTTTTCGAGCATATTCTGCATCAAGAGCAGCATACATATTATTTAAAGTTGCTGCTATTCTAGCTTTTGCCATTAAAAGTTTTTATATAAGTCTAATACTCGCTTAATATGATCTGGAAAAGCTACAGTATTATCTTGACGTGCTGACTGAGGATTTTGCAAAGTTGCCCCTGCCAAGGTTCGTCGCTCTTTGTATTCGTCTCTTGCATAGTAAGTAACAAGATCAATTACAGCTAGTTTTAAGTCGAGAGGGGCTGCTGCGTATCCTGCACGATAAGTAACCTGTACAGCCCCGGGACCTTTTGGCCAGTCTTTTACTGCACCAGTAGAGCTTACACGAAAGATACTATCTGTATCCATATCTAAGTAGTAATCTTTATCTACTGTTAATGTAGTGTAGGCTGCAGATAAGTTGTCCCGTTCTTGTACAAGACTAACCGAAACTAAAGGAGTTTCGGTTAATTGAACTATATTTGTTTCCCAGTTATGATGAAAAGTTTCAACTTTATCCACGTTAAAAAAATCAACAAAACTGGTAGCACAATAAGTTTTTACTAATTGACTCACAGAATTAATTATTCTATCTAACTTATAGTCGTCTTTCGGATTGGAAATAACTTCCATATCCTTATACTCTTGCAATGTAATCAGATCTCTAGCCATAAGTTAATAAGTAAAAACTTGGGGAGGCGAGCCTCCCCAGTTTGAAGAAAAGCCTATTCTTAGGTGACAGGCTTGATAGCGAAAGCTGCAACGTTATTGCTAGTTGCACCAAACAGACGGTCAAAGCCGAGTGATTGGCTAGCAACAACGAGACGACGCTGCTCGCGTACTTCGTAGTCTTGCTCAACATTGACGCCACGGAGACGTGGAATAACAAAGTTGGCAGTATTGACTGCGTAAGCAATGTCAGTAGTCGTAGTTTCTGTACCGGCAAAGTTATCAGAAATGAGTACGGGAGTACCGTAAACAGAACCGATAGAACCAACCAGCTTGGTAGCTACGTCGGAACCGACGTCAGTAATGTCTGCGAAGCCAGCATCAGCAATCAGATCGTAGTAACGCTTCTGAGAAACGATGAAGGTAACGTCAGTCGGCGAAAGACCATACTTACCCATTGCAGAACGCGCTTCAAGAAGAGCGGCTGCGGTAAGAGCATCACCAGCAGACAATGAAACTTGGTTAGTGGCTGACAGAGTAACATTGGTAGCAAAATTAGCAATACCATTGATACCCGGGCCAGATGCACCATTCAGAACCATATCATCTACTGCTTTTGCGTGGGCACGTGCAACATTCTCGGTCATCATTGGGAGAAGATTAACAAGAATCTCTTCGTCAATGTGATTGTCAAGGAACGTAGTTGAAATCAAACGGTGTGCAGTAAGAACGATCTGAGCTAGATCAAAAGTACCTGCAGTACCGCCATCGTTAGTTACACCAGTACCAGCACCAGAATTAGCAGTGCCGCCTACGAAACGCTCAGACTCACCACCGGAGTGGAAGACAGCCTTTGACGTATCGCTTTGCAGGGGCAGAACCATTGACTGTGAAGGCATATTGATTTCACGGAAAGCTTGAGCCAGACGATACTGGAACTGAACTTCCTTTTCAAGTGCAGCTTGAACACTTGTAGCCAGTGCGGGAGTACCTGAGTTTGCAGAGGGGTAAGCCAAACCTGCTTTTTCAAGAGTCTCACGACCGTACTGAGTGTCCCAACCTTTTTGAGTGAATACACCCAGCATATGGGCATACATCAAGTCCTTAGAGTGCTTTTGAACGTCATTAGATGAACGATCAGAGAATACACGCTTAGACTCACGCATCTTCTCGAGCTCTTCACTCTTCTCTTCCAGGTCTCGCTTATATTGAGCAATGACCTGTTGCATATCTGCGTCCTTCTCAGCCATCTTAGCTTCGACGTCAGCCATCAAACGATCAGCGCCTGACTCGACACCAACTTTAATAGCTGCATGGACTTCTTGTTCTTGCTGAGCTTTTTGCTCGGCTTCTGCCTGAGCTTTCTCAACAGCTTCTTGTGCTGCCGCATCTTCGGCAGCTTTTTGCTCGGCTTGCTTCATTGCAATCTTAGCAGCAGTCTCTTCTGCCACTTTCTTCGCAAAAGCTTCCAAGTCGACTTCGGGAGTTTTTACTTCTTCCGACATTTTGATCTCCTGTTTCACGGAAATTTCCGCTTCGTCCGGTGTTTCACTAGCTACCGATGAATTTTCATCCTTAGCCAGAGACTGACCGGCTAGATCTACACGATTGGTGAAAGTTTTCTTAAAATCATTGTACTCTTCTTCTGAGTCAAATGATTTTGCCAGAGAAAAAGTTGCTGCTTGATTGCAAGGTACCGAAACTACCGATACTTCAAACAACTCAGCATCCTTAATCTTTAATCCGTCAGTTTCCGTTAGATAATCAGCATCCTTGACTCGGAAACCAACAGAAAAAGCTCCAAGAATGCCTTCTTTTACTAATTGCGCCACATGATCGGGGGCAGATTTAGAAATTTTTGCCTTTAGCTCAAGCCCATTATCGGTAACTTTAAGACCTGTAGCTCGACCAATAGGTTTATTGTAATCATGGTTAAAAAGAATAATAGGGTTCTTTTCAAAATTTTGCAGTCCACCCTTTGTCCAAGCTTCTGCCATAATAACATCATTTGCACGATCCTCATCATGAGTACTTGCCATACCACAGATATGAACACTCCCATCATCATCTTCATGAAGGGCTTTAAAGGTAGACGTAAGGTTAAATACCTTATTTATCATCTTTCTTACTCTCTACTTTCTTAGCAGGTTCCTTTTTTGGCTCTGCCTTTTTAGGGGCTGCTTTAGGCTTGGGAGCAAACACTGTCCTATCTACAATTTGAACAGAATGTACAGCAGTTCTCCAGTTATAAAAAGACTTTTGAATTTCTTTGGGAGTTACCGGACTATCTACAATACTGCAGTAGCTTTTATAGTCAATATCCTTGGGAAGTTCCCAGTCTTTAAATTGTGCTGCTAGCTTTTTACTAACAAATTGGCGTAGTCTGTTTCGTGAAGCCATTAGTCATCATCTCCATTTTCAGTAGGTCGACCTCCTTGAGAGGGATCTACTGCGCTGCCCGCTATATTCTGAGGTACTCGAATTTCATCCGCATCTGGCAGTTCATCAAAATTCATAGCAACTCTAGCTTCATTGGGTGTTATGATTCCTGCATTTACAAGTGAAGTGTAGAAAGTTGCTTGGTCCCTCAGCTCAGGCTGTAGGGCAGGAATATCTGTAATATCTTCACCTATATCAAAGCCGAAAAATCTAGAGTAAGCTTTATTTATCTTTTTAACAATAGGCAAAATAGTTTCTAAATAGTACATTCGCATATTTGGTCGAATGTTTGCATTGTTTCCAGAGTCCATCAAGATTGGAGGAACTCCCAATGCTTTTAAAATAATTTTTTCGTTTTCTGCAATAGCTTGTTGAAAATCAAGTTCACGAAAATTAATTTTTGAAAGCTCATCTACTTCGATACCTCCATCAAGTACCAAGGGGCGCTTTCCTCCTGCATCTGGTCTGTACCGAGCAGTCCAAGATTGGATCATTCTTTCTTTATTTTTTTCCGATAAAGTATTTGGAGACTTAATTACAAGGCCAGGGACTGCACCGTTCTTAAAAAAGTTGTCTTGAAAGTCTCGCATACTTCTCATGAGAACCATAGTGCGAAGTGCAGGCTTAAGTCTTGATACTCCTCTATAAATAGAATAAAATGAGTTTTCTTTTATATGAATTATTTCGCTTACGGAAAACTTTTGCTCATTACCATCAAAACTGTAATAATCAATATATGTTTTTGCAGAGGCGTGAATAGTCATTTTACTAGCTGGCAAATGATAGAGGTGTACTCCATCGTAATAAATAAAAATATTACCGTCTAGTATGTAATCTGTAAAGAGATTTCGTCGAAAAGACGAAACATCTTGAAAAGGGTTTGGCTCTTGATTCAGCAATTTTAGTATACGAGAACCCTTAATTCCTTTTACAACTCCTTGAGTAGGAAGCTGCTCGTGAACGACCGCATCTATTTCTGCACAGTCGTCCACAAGGATATTTACACCACGGTTTACAATTTCTAAATCTTCGTATGCCCGTTCATAGCTATAAGTGAACTCTTTGCTAGGCTCAGTAGTTTTTCCATAGTATGGCTGAATCGGATTTAATTTTTCTTCCGTATCCTTTTTACCAAATCCAAAATTATACCATGCCATGTTTTGTTCTCTGTATCTCAACCCAATTTTTTTGCTTGTCTGCAGTTGCTAGCGAAGGGTTACGTCCATATATTGAGTGAAGTAAAAGGTGATGAGTATGGCATAACGTTACGGTATGGTCGTATAATTCTGCCCAGTTATCCTCTATAAATTCATCCCGCCAAACTACAATATACTCATCTACATAATGATCTGGTCGGGAATCTCTTTTTTCTCGTAGCCACTTTGCTAATAGAGGGGTTAACGTGTAATAATGGTGAAAGTCTAAAGTAACTGAAGCACCACAAATATAACATTCATTATCTTTTTTATATAGTGATTTTGCCTTATCACGTATATATTTTACCGGGTCTCTTTTTAGCCTAGAACTTTTTCTTTTCGGGGCTTTTTTCATATTTTTATACCAGAATTATATAACGGGTAGGATAAATTGTCAAATACTATTTTTTGACAGGTCTCTTAAAAACTTGTTGAAGAAGTTTCAAAAGAATACAATGCATATCGCAAGGCATCTGCCATATGAGACGCCATATTATGTCTTGGTTTTTCTTTTGCTAAGTTTGGGTTTGGATCCCACTGGTATTGATCTAAAGATGCTAAAACTTCTTTACAGTCTTGTGAAACTATAAGTTTATCATTATCAACAATTCTTTCTACATGGGCGATTCCATCAAGAACAGATTTCTTTGCATTATTAGTACTTATATCATACTGTTGTGCAAAATCATATCGTGTCTGTTGAGCGGCTGAGTCAATAAAAATAAAATCAATATCCCACTTATTCATTAATCTTTGTATTTGAATTGCATGTTGTTCTGTCGTACTTTCGTTATTCATGTACTCATCTAGTACATAATATTTTTCTTCATTCCAGTCATAAGCAATTACACAAAATGCTGTAGGATCACGATACCCTACATCAAGACCTCCAATAATTTCCATCCCTCGAGTATCTATTTCCTCGAGATTTGCTACGCACTCTTCGTGATTGAAACTCCAAATCTGGCCTTCATAGGTGTTGAAATCGGCTTCATACTCTTGACGAAACTCAGCTTCGGACATACTTTTTCGAGCTTCCGCAATATCCGTTTCAGACATTCTCGGATTATCTTTATAAGTCGCGCGAATCGATGCCCATTCCGAAAACTCTTCGCTAAATCCTCTATGATAGAATTTTGCGAACCAGTTATTCTTTCCTCGTGGAGTCGATATAAAAATAGCTTTAGAATTGTCTTTGTCCAATGTGGGACGAAGTGCTACATTGAAGGCATCTTCACCATCCGCTAGTGCTGCTTCATCAAATATAATTAGATCGTAGGAGCGTCCAACACAAGAGTCGACTTGATTTACTGAACCCATACGAATTGTAGATCCGTTTGTAAGTTCAATAACTTTATCTTTTGCGTTGTCTTTTGCAACTTCTAAATCGAAGTGTTTAATTAGCTGACGTTGTAGGTCAAAAGAAATCTGAGACAAGGAGTAATTTGGGGACATTATGAGAATATTAGATCCTGGAACAAGAGAAACTAGCTGTCCAATAATATTCGCAATATAAGTTTTTCCTTGACGCCGAGAAATAGAGGCGACAACGAAGCGGTATTTATCGTTATTTACCGCATTTATAATTGCCATCTGAGAAGGCAGAGGACTTACGCCGAGTAGCTCAAGGTACTGAGTTACTGGTAATTTGAGGAATCTTGTCTCAGATTGTAAATCAACTAATTTTTCCGAGATTATATCTACACGACTAACTTCTACTGCCATTACTGACCTTCTACTTTTGTTGCGTCTCTATAATAAATAATAATCTCTTTTTGCTGACGTATGTACCTTCTTAATTCTTGCAAATTATACGCCATATTTTCGTAGTCTTGAGGAGTTAATCCAAAGATTACAAAAGTGCCGTCTTGCATTTTTGAAATTTTTTCTATCTGCTCTTCAAGATTTTTTTCTGTGACTACAAAAAATTCTACATCCTGCAAATCTATTCTTTTAGGGAGTTGAGGCTGATAGATTTCCAGTGTTTTATATTCTGTAACTGTTTTTATGATGGGCTCGGGGGTAGGTAGAGGCTCGCTTTTCATGAAAGAACAGCCAGATAAAAATGCTATTATTAAAAAACTAGTTACTATCCGCATTTTCCACCTCTACACTGTCTTGTTCTATGGCATCAAAAACATCTTTTGTGCCTTTATTTATACGTGGCTCTACCAGCCCGGGCTTTGCTCGTGCTAACTTAGTCAAATTGTGACGTTTGAAGATAGAGAGATAATCATCCATCTCTGCTTGCATTTCTGTATTCTTTTCTGTTAAGTCACTAACTGCTTGTAGCTGAATCTGTAAATTTTGTTCTGATCGTTCTCTGGCTGCTTTTTCGCTTTCAAATGCCGCGTCTAGCTTTGCAACATTTTCTTTTAGTACTACTGCATTTGCTTCGAGTCTTGCGATCTTTGCCTCTGCCTTACTTACTGTAGTAGTATGATAAGCAT